TGATTAGGCATTTTTTTGAATTTCTCAAATATTATTCTTTTTAGTTCTTTGTCTAAGTTAGACATCAGTGCAGCACTTTCCCCCATAAACTTTCTTTGAGGAAATTTTAAGGTAATACTGTCTTTCTTGGTAAGAGCCATGTATTTCCATTTATTATCATTTGTTTTTTTAAACATTGCCCAGAAATATTTTCTCATTCTTTGAGTAACAGGGACATGAATTATTCCGCCCTCATTATGGATTTTAGCATAAGGAGCGTAGGAACCGAAGGTAATATAATTACTGCCTTTATCGGCTGTTTCTATACTGTCTTTAAGAAATCCTGTAGCATTGAGCAGTTTTCCTCCTGGTCTGTAATCTGGAGAAACTCTATCATCCCATTTTTGGAAATTCCTGTCAGTGAATCCACCCTTATCAAAAGAGCTTCTAAAAAAGGCTATGGCTTCTACCTCTGAAACAATATAAATAGCTTCGGTAATTTCCTTTGCTAATTTCTTGAAATCAGGTACTTTAAAATCATTTTTAGACATCTTTAAATAAAATTTAAAGGTTATTTATTTGCATTTTAAAAACTTTTGTATATTTGCATTGCGGGAGGCGAGAAATCTCCTACCGCTACCACAACAAATCCCTGACTTTGGTTAGGGATTTGTTGATTTTAGACTTTCCAATTTTTTAATAATGGAAATATAATCGTCTAATAATTCATCTTTTGTAAAGGAAATAGCCTTGTTTCCATTGACAAAATAGATTTCGTGTAACCAGTCTTTATCCTTAAAATTCATTATTTTACCTTTTAAATTTTTAGTAATTTCATTCGCTTTCCAATCATTAAAATTAGTGACATCATATACTATACTATGGTTTCCTTGTTTTTTAGCTGTTTCTAAATTACTTTTAATACTGGTGTATGATGACACTTCTTTTCGGTCAGCAATTTTTCCGTTTATTTCATATTCTGGGTTTTTGTGTCCTTTTACAATATTACTATCAATATGCGCCCTGATTTTAACATCCGTTTTTAATTTATCGACAATAACCATGGCGGTTTCTACATTGTTTACCAAGTCATTTTCATCAGCAAAAGGACTGACGAATACCTTTTTCTTATGTTTTCCATGATAAGCGGTGTCCATAGGCATGTTGTATTTCATCAGTTCGGCATTTATTTTGGCTTTGTGGTCTTTATTAAGCAGTTTGAAAAAAGAGCCTTTAGAGGTAAAAATTTCTTCATCTACAGCAACATTTCCTCTAAATTCAGGCAGTACACTTTCGTCTTCAAATTCTCCCTGTGAAACCTTTTCTGCGGTATTCATTACGGTACATCTACACCGCCAGCCATTCGGCGGATAGTAAGTTTTCCAAAATGGGTCATCTATGGGCTTTACTATTCCGTTAAGTGCTTCATGCTCTGGACGAACCCTGCTGTCCCCTACGGTTCTATAAACAAGGTTGGGGTAATATTCTCTCTGTTCTTGAAATTTTGTCCATAAGTGAGACATTTGGGCTCCACGCTTGGCTGTTTGGTACTCGGCATTAAGATAATTTCTATTAAACTGAAAATTCATTTTCTGCAGGTCTTGCTTAAACTGATATTCGGGCTTAATTCTTCCGTTTTTATCTAAAATAAGACTGTTTATCATTTCCAATTCTGCCAAGGTCTTTGCAGAAGAAAACTGCCAAAGGTTCTTTTTAAATTTCTGGATAAGATTGTTAGGTTCTTTATAATCATAATCTACCCACTTTCTGCCAAATTCTTTTTTCACTGGTTGAGATATATCCTTGTAAATCTGCTCTATCAAATCAGGACTTAAATCAGAGGGGCTGAGTTCCTTGTTTTGTATCTTTGTACTTAACTCCTCTATGAGCTTAGTATAATCAGAAAGGTCAAGCGCAGAGGGTTCTGCATCACAGCACAAATCATGATAAGAGGCCTCCAGCCTGCGGAAGAAAGAACGCAGGTATAAAAACTTATTCGGATTTAATCGGTGTTTCATTGGTATTTTCTTTAATGCCTAAAATGGGAATGCCTGTTTTTTGCTGGATGTATTCAGGGTCGATATAAAAATGCTGACCAAATTTGGTTACCAAATCAGCTAATTTTGCTGAATCAAACACTTCTGCATTGTCCCATTCAAAATAATGATTTTGGAGAGGAGCATATACAGGAGAAAGTTTTATCAGTCTTGGAATTAACTGCTGATTGATAAGGTTTTGTAAAAAAAGCTTGTCGCTCTCAAATCTGTCTTTTGCTAACTGGAACTGAATTTCTACCGAACCCACAAAGCCTTTTTCATCTGTCAGCCCTGTCCCTCCTAAAATTCTTTTGGACATTTCCGAATTGGCACGCTCTATCAGGCTGTCAAAAACAGCTTCTGCATTATTAGTAGTAACATTAGGAATTTCAAATTTTTCTGCTCCTCTTCCTATCATAAAATTAGCTGCCTTAAAGGATACTGCCATATCCCAAAGTTCCTGCCCTCGTTTTTCATCTTCTCTGTCGGTAGTAATGAATAATGGCGGTATACCATATTTCTCTACAAAATCCAGCCATGAACCCATTGCCAGTTTTTTAGCTAAAATAATAGGAGCCATCTGCGCAAGTATTCCTAAATCCCTGTCTTTTCCTACTTGAATATAAAAATTGGCATATTTCCCAGAGCGGTAGTCCCAGCCTGTTTCTTCTCCATTTTCTTTGGTAATGATTCCTTTTACTGTATTGAAATTAGATGATGGTATTTCGCTGATTTCTTCTAACTCTCCAGCTTCATTGGTAACAAAAATTTCTATAAGTTTTGTTCCCTCAAATTTAGACCAAAGAGCCGTAGCGATAAAATCTTCAAACCAAGTTCTTTGGAATAACCACGATAAACCCTCGTTTTCTTCTTTTTTATCATTAACAATCTTAAAGTTACTTCTTTGAGAGTGGAGAATACGGCTTTCAATCACCGAAACGAGATGATTGTCTAATTTCAAATTTTGGTAAAGCTGGTGTAGAAACAGCCGATTAGGGCTGTATTGATTTGTCGCCATAAGGATTGCTAATTTCCAATCCTCTAAACTCTTTACCTGCATGGTTTCTGCGTTATGGGTAAGAGATGATGACAACGCTCCGCTTCGGGCATTTTTAATTGCTGCGGTTATTCTCAGCAGTCTTTCGTCTGCTCTTTTTAGAAAAAAGTTCTCCGCTTTTTTATATAAATTCTGTAACATTAGATGAAAAAGTTTTTGTTAGACAAATTGCCATGCATTAGTGAATCCTTAGGATTATTTGTGGATTCTTTGGGCTTTGACGGGAGGTCACTCAGTGTCATTCTGCCAGTATTGAGTTTTTCCAGCGTTTCCATTGCCCACTTGTAATCCTCCTGATAGCCGTTATTAACCTTACGATAAACATTTCTTCGGACTGCCTCGTAGATAATAATCTTAGTAATAATCTTATCCAAAACCCCGTTTCTTACAGGCGGTTCTGTAAATATTTTTGTCACATCATAGTAGCGGTACAGGTAAGTTTTTACAAGGCTTATGGTTTCTGTTTCTAAATTCTCTATGGCCTGTTCAAAGTCGGCTGTGGATTCTTTTATTGCTCTTTCAAAAGCATGAGTATAGAGATAATCAAGGGTTAAATATTTCATTGTTAATAATTTAAAGTGTTTTGATAAGACAACTGTTTATTCTGAAAAAGGTTACCAGCGATTTTTGCCTTTCATTTTTCCCATTCGGTAGGAAAAGGTTTTGCCTCCTGCTCCTACATAGGCCTCCAAGTCTTTTATAGTGGAAATCATGGCATCGGGAAAGTCATCATGCACCTTGTAATTAGGTTCTATTCCCTTCAGTTGAGCCAGTCCTATTTGGATGTCGTTTTTGTACTGAATTTTCTTGTTAAAGTAAATTCGGCTATTTTGGAAATAGGGTTGCATTGTGAGGATACGCTTATATTTATTTTGAGTAGGTAAATCTTTTTTAACAATATTGAGCCATACGCCTGTTTCTTTTTGAACTTCCTCTAAAATTCGTTTTAATTCATCATTCCAAAATTGGGATTCGTATTGCCAAAAAATTTGTACACTGGCAGGAAGCTCCTTTTGATAATTGCACATCCATTGTATGGCTTCACGCATTTTGCTTTGTTTGCAATAACCATCTATAAGGTAAAAATCCCTACCTTTTAGTCCCATTACCGAAATAGCATTATAGTCACTGGTTGAGTTCCCCGCATAGGCTACATCCCAATGAGCTATAATCATTTCATAATGGTCTATGCGTGGGGGTGTTTCTACCCACTGAAACTGCTCGTCCTTGAAAATCACCCCTTCTACATGAGGAGAGTTGTTATATTCGGCATTCGCCGCCAAAGTTCCAATACCATCATCTCCCTCTACCAACTCACGGAAATAATCATCAGAATATTTACTTTTCCAAGTCGGCTCATAGGTTACAGGGTCATAAGCATTCACTTGATGCACTACCCATTTGGGATGTGCTTCCTGGAGCATTGTTTGTATCATTATCGGAGAAAATCGGTTGTTGGCTTGAATAAATCGTTTATATTGCCCATCCATTGTAGGAATAAGGTCTCTATCTATCCAATCAGCAACAGCTTTTTGTCTCTTTGGGTTCTTATTAATGTCTTTGTCTTCCAAGTCATCAGCAACAATGTGCGAAGGTCTTTTGTTCTTTACTCTTAAACCTCTTACAGACTGCCCCATACCCAAAGCTTGACCAATAAAGCCTCCTTTGGTAATGAAAAATCCCTCTTCCCAAGTTCCCAGTTGTTTTTGTTCTCCAAAATCTGCCAAGATTCTTGGGTTGGCTTCAAATTCAGCTCGAAGGTCATCTAATAATTGCTGTGCTTTTTCTTCAGAATTGCCAATAATCACCAAATAAATAGGCTCCCCACGAAGCCATAACCAGAAAGGAATAAAAATATCATTCCATACCGATTTGGCTAAGGCTCGTCCCCACTGACAAAAGCCTTTGAAATTGGGATTTTTAACCACTTTCTTTGCCCATTCTATCTGGAAGTCGGCACATTCGGCATCTGCATAGTGGGGAAAATACCGCTCCACCATTTTACTGATATCCTTTTTGCAAGCTTCTATATTATCAGCTCTTTCTTGCTTGGTTTCAAAGGCAAATTCAGACCCTGCCGAACGGGCAAAAGCTAATTTCTGTTTATAGCGTTCTAAGGCTAATTTATCTTTAATCTTCATAATGACACATAAAAATTGAGAAAATGAATTTTTGAGGAGTTTAAAGCTGTTTTAAAGAAAGTTTCAAAGAATGGTTTTACACCAATTTAGCCGCAACATCTTCTAAATGGTTTTCTTGAAAATCCAAAGTCTGCATATACAAAGGCTCATTAGACAGCCTAAGAGCTTCAAAGATGCGTTCCATTACCTCCATATAGATAGAAAGGGTTATTTTCCCTTCTTTATGGAGGTTTTCAATTCGTTTATTCCATTTAGCAATAGCATCATCAATAGCGGCTGCTTGTTTTCTTAAATCCTTAATTTGAGTATCTAATTCTGCTTGTGCCTGTTTTGTTGGTGGGCTATTCCACTCTTTTTGAGATTGTAATTCTTTGATTTCTTTCAAAATTGCCAAGCGTTCTTCTACCATAGAATCTACCACAAGCTGTGTTCTCTCTATTCTTTGGGGAGAACCATTAGCTTTAGCATCTCGTAGTTTTTTCCAATTACCATCCTTTATCCACCGCTGGACAGTCCGCAGGGTTACCCCTGTCTTGTGTGCTATTTCTTCGGGAGTTTTATTTTGGTTGGTATAAAGTTCTTTCGCTATTTTTTGTTCTGTTTCCTTTGACATATCCTTAAATCTTACTGCAAAATTGACAGATAAGCGTGTAGAAATAAATTCATTATCCCAAATTAGTATGAAATCCGCACTAATTTGGTAAGGAATTCATACTAATTTGGTTTACCGTTTTTCATAGGGATTTTTGAAACTCCAATTTTGCCTCAGAAATCAATAACGACAGAAGTGAGAAAATCAAAATTCATCATAGAGGCATACGAAAATCATAATACCCAGTCAGTCAATATTAAAATTATAGGCTACATCGGGGGATATAGTAATGAGGCTTCTGACATTAGAGCAATTGTAGACCATGCTATTAAGAATGGTATCAGAAAAGCCGATGTATTCATTTCTTCGGGGGGAGGCTCTACCATAGAAGCACAGGGAATGGTTTTAGAGCTTAAGAAATTTGACAGTGTCAATATTACTGTGGGAGCATTGGCAGCGAGTGCAGCAACTTATTTATTAACACAATTTCCCTCTTCTGCTTATCCCGAATCCCAGCTGATGATACACAAGCCTTCCATTGAGACTTACGGTACAACTGATGAGATTAAAGCGGATTTAAAGCTTCTTGAAAATACCGAAAAAATATACAGGGAAGCTTATGCCAAAGCTTTTAACAAAACTGAAGA